CGCCAGTCCGGCGATTGGCCGCAGTGGATCCAGGATCACCGCGGCAACCACCACTGGCCCGGCCAGCGGCCCGCGCCCGGCTTCATCGACGCCACGCCCGGCCCACCGCCGCCGCAGGCCTGCATCTGCCCACTTAACGTGGCCGTTGAGGCCATCGTCGAAGCCGGCGCAGACATGGAGGATGTGCTCGCTGCCTTGCTCCGGCTTGTCGGCCAGCCCTACGATTATGCTTGCGCCCACCTGCTGTACGACTTTGGTGTGGCCCGTGACGACGGCATCCCCGAGATCGCGGCGCTGCTCAGCCTGCCCATGGAGCAGCTGCACCCGCTGGCGAAGGAGCTGTCAGGCCTCGTCAAGCGCTGGGGCGCCCCGCCCGATTGGGGCGTGCCCGCCGCCCGCGTTGCTGAGATCCACTGTATCGGGGCTCGAGGCATCGGCGCCGCCGACGTCCGCGACGAGATTGCCCACCGAAAGGACTTGGGCCATGCCCTCCCCATCAGCAGCGACCGCGTTGCAGACGTCATCAGGCGGAAGCTGGACGACGACCTGCGCCCGGCGCGCCACCGCCTGCCCACGCCATGCGAATTTATGGAACTGCGCGCGCTGTGGGTCACCTCCGGCTCCCAGCCTAGCGGGGCTGCCGTCCTTCCCGAAGGCGCTGTCGTCATCGACGGCGCGACGAAGGAACTGAAGTTCCGGCACACCAAGAAGTCCTGGGTTGAGACCATCGGGTCGCAGTACCTTGATGATGTGCTGCAGGCCAGCCCGCAGATACGCGCAACCTATTCCGTCAAGATCAACGACCCTGCCAAGGTGCGCGTCCTGTACGGCTGTGACACTGAGAGCTATCTTGCCTACAGTTACGTGCTGGCTCCCATCGAGGCCGCGCTCGCCCGCAGTGACATGCTGCTGCGCCCCGGTGCCGCCGACGAGCTTGTGGCGGTGCTGGCGCGGACTCGCGAGCTGGCGCAGGGCGTGGGCTACATGTACGACTTCGACGACTTCAACAGCCAGCACTCATACGAGGCTATGAAGGGCGTGTTCATGGGCGTTGCCGCGAGCGCGTGGTGCCAAGGCCAGCCAGAGTACTTCCGGCGAGCCGTGGCCTGGTGCGTGCACGCCCTCGACCGCGTGGTCGCCAAGTACCCTAACTGCGCCGAGGTCGCAGGGCCGCTCGGGCTTATGTCCGGCTGGCGCGCGACCTCCTTCGTCAACACTCTGCTGAATTGGGCCTACCTCACGCTCGCGGCCGAAGAGGCGCAAGTGCCTGAGGCACTCGCCTTCTCGCAGCATGCAGGTGACGACGTCTTTGCGGTAATGGGCAGCCGTGTGGATGTGCTGTCTCTGATGTGCTCGCTCAAAGCGCTAGGCGCCCGCGGCAATGAGCTCAAGATAGCCATCTCCCGCCAGTTTGGCGAGTTCCTGCGCTGCCGGTACGAGCTGGGCAGCGTGTCCGGCTACGTGGCCCGGCCGATCGCGAGCCTTGCAACAGGCAACTTCATGGGCCGTGCCAGCCTGGACCCGCTGCAGAAGGCCTCTGAGGTCGCAGAGCACGTC